TGGCGGCGGTGGCGGCGGCTACGGCGGCGAGCTACCAGAAAAACCCATGTTCCCAGGACAACCAGGAGAACGATGGGGCGCTCAAACGCCATTGCAACAGGCGATGATTATGACTCATGGAGGTCCTGGTTTTCAACAAGGATTTAACCGTGGAGGAATAGTGGGATTGGTGACATAATGTTTGGACTTCCAGTAGAAATGGTAACAATGCTTGGATCCAGTTTACTGGGTGGTTTCATGACCATCTGGGGACAAAGCATCAAGGCGAAGCAGGCGGAGCAGAAGATGCTTCTTGCACGCGGAAAGTTTCAAATGGAGGCAATTGAAAAGGCTAGGAAATATGATAATCCTGGCTTTCAATGGACGAGAAGAATTATTGCACTTACCGCAGTTTTCTTTATAATCGTCTGGCCTAAAATAGTTCCAGTCTTTTTTGACGTTTCAGTCTTCTTGACTTGGACAGAGTTTAGCAGAGGTTTTCTGTTCTTGATTGAGCAGAAGGAAATGCTTGTGGACAGGCAGTTCGCAGGTGTGGTAATAACGCCAATGGATACGCACTTAATGGCTTCAATCATAGGGTTGTATTTTGGTGGAAGTTTAGTTAAAAAATAGTTGCATAACTATTTGAAATAATATATAGGAGAATATTATGGCAAGAGATTTAAGAGATATCACAGGTAGAGCCTTAAAACGCAGAACCAAAGATGCGATGGGAAGAGCGTTATTCCACGGTAAAGGTAAATCAAAACCTAAGAAAGGACATCCTCACAAGCAGGGTTATAAAGCTAGAGAAGATGAATCTTTGGGTATGAGAACTGGAAAAGAATCCACTAAAAAACAATCTATGAAAGCTCGTAGGGATGAATCTTACGGTGCATGGGGAAAACGTGGAAATCAAAAGATTAATAAAAAACATGGCGGACATGTCAGTTCTAGAACTAAACACATTATGGATGAAAAAGATGAAATCCGTAGAGTGGATCGTGAAATTAGAAGAAATGAAGGCTATAAAAAGGGTGGAAAGGTAAAAAAATAACTTGGAAGATACTACCGCTATTTACGTTATCCTGAAAAGGATTCGTGAGCGCAAAGAACAATTAAAAAATATTATCGCCAGTGGCATTCACAGCTTTGACGAGTATAACAAGACAGTAGGTGAATACAAAGGTTATAATATAATGGAACAGGAGATACAGGACCTGCAGAAAGATGAGGAAAAAGATGGAGATACCAAAACGTAGATTTGCTTTAGAGGAAAAAGATTTATCCCTAGAAGCAGATGAAAACAATAAGGTTGCTGAAGAAAAGGAAAATCGTTTTCTTAAAAAGCTTCAAGAAGAAGCTACTAGCAATATAAAACATTTATCAACAGAAAAAATTTTAGACAGATTGCCTGAGCCAACAGGTTGGAGGATATTAGTACTCCCATATAAAGGACAAGGAAAGACAAAGGGTGGAATAATATTGTCAGATCAGACAATGGAGGAGAGGGGATTTTCAACTGTAACAGGTTATGTCCTAAAAGTTGGACCGGATGCATACAGAGATAAAGATAGATTTCCTAATGGACCATGGTGTAAGGAAAAGGACTGGATTATATTCGGTCGTTATGCTGGCTCTAGATTTGGAATAGAGGGTGGTGAAGTGAGAATACTTAATGATGACGAGATAATCGCTGTGGTAAAAGACCCAGAGGATATCTTGCAGTTTAAAACATAACAGGAGGAAATATGCCTGCAGAAGAAAAAATGCAAGTGCAGATGCAATCAGAAGCAGATGCCAAGATGGTTGACTTACCAGCAGAAGGTGAATCTACAGAGGTTAATCTCGATGAATCGCCTAAAAAAGTAAACACCGATGACACATCACAAGAAGTGGATGTTGGTGTTAAGGAAGGAGCTACTTCTGAAGAAGTAGATGACTATGGTAAAAAAGTTCAATCAAGAATTGATAAGCTAACCAAAAGAGCTAGGGAAGCTGAAAGACGAGAACAAGCTGCGGTGCAATATGCCCAAGGGGTTCAACGAGATGCTCAAGAAATAAAGAATAGAGCTCAACAAGTTGATTCAGGATATGTTGCTGAATATGGAGATCGTGTAGAAGCTCAGATCACTCAAGCTAAGAGAGAATTAAAAGAAGCCATGGATTTGGGGGACACTGAAAAACAGGTTGATGCCCAAACTAAACTAAGCCGTTTAGCAATTGAGGAAGAACGTGCAGCATCTCATAAAGCACAGCGTGAAAGATTAAAACAGGAAATGGAAGCGAGAGGAGTGGACCCAAGACAGCCCCAAATGCCTCAGCAACCATATCCACGACAAAGACCAACTCCAAGGCCACCAGATCCAAAAGCTGAGGACTGGGCTAATAAGAACGAATGGTTTGGACAAGATGAACCAATGACCTTGACATCTTTCTCAATTCATCGTAAACTGGTGGAAGAAGGATTTGACACTACATCTGATTCGTACTATAATGAAATAGACAAAAGGATGAAGGAAACATTTCCTCACCGATTTGACAAGGTTTCGCCAACCCAGGCTGTATCTTCTGTTAATAGAACAGGAGGGCCAGGAAGGCGCAAAGGCACAGTGAGACTCACACCATCACAAGTAGCCATATCAAAAAAACTAGGTGTGCCACTAAGCGAATATGCGAAGTACGTGAAGGAGTAGGCATATGATTATGAAAACGAAACAACCGCAAAAACTACCATCACGCGAGTCTGAAACCAGAGAGAAAACTTCTCGAAGGAAACCATGGACTCCACCTACACAATTAGACGCACCACCTGCACCAAAGGGCTTTAAGCACCGATGGATAAGGGCTGAAGTAGTAGGACAGTTGGACAATAAAAATGTCTCTGCCAGACTACGCGAAGGTTGGGAATTTGTCCGAGCGGATGAATATCCTGATACTGAATGGCCTCAATTAGATTCAGGTAAATATAATGGTGTTATAGCTGTTGGAGGGTTAATGCTAGCAAGGATTCCTGAGGAAACTGTTGCAGAGCGAAATGCTTACTTTCATCAACTGACGAAAGATAAGGATGAAGCGATTGCAAACGATCCCCTTAAGGACCAACATCCTAGTATGCCAATCTCTTCGGAGAGAAGCACTCGCGTAAGTTTTGGTGGCAAAAAAACCTAGTAGGTTTTCCACATAATTTACACAAAATTGACACACTCATGAGGAGTGGGTCACAACTAATACTATGAGGAAAAATCATGGCAAATAAAGACGCGCCATTTGGTTTAAGACCTGTAGGGGAATTAGGTAGTTCAATCCAAAATTCTGGTACTACAAAGTATCAAATTGAAGACAACTTAACAGGACCCATATACAAAGGTGATCTCGTATACGTTTCAGATGGAACAGTGACTGATAGTGCTGGTAATGCACCCGCAAAAGGCACAATCGGTGGTTCTGCTAATTCAAACGTTATGAGCATTGGAGTATTCAATGGTTGTTTTGTGACCAAACATCCTACTACAGGAAAACCATATTGGTCAAATTACTATCCTGGAGCTATTGACGTGGCTACAGGAGAAAAGATTTGGGGATATGTCTATGATGATCCGAACAAGTTGTTTGAAGTACAATCTTCAGGTACACTTACTCATCCAACCTGTGTTGGCTCTAACATTGATTATGCATGGACTGCAGGATCAACTGTTAATGGTCAATCCAATGCGGAAATAGGAAGTTCTATCGTTGCTTCTGGCGCTACTGGTACATTTGTTATTGTTGGTATCTCTACAGATCCTGACAATTCTGACACTGCGTCAGCAAATGCTAACTGGATAGTTAGACTTAACGAAGGACGTTACTTGAAAACTACTCTTACAACTTCATTCCCATAGGCCGATAGGAGGATTGAACAATGGTTATATCACGTATGCAATTGGTCAAAGAGCTCGAACCCGGCTTGAATGCTTTGTTTGGGTTAGAATACGACCGATACGAAAATCAAAACGCAGAAATCTTTGAAACAGAGAGTTCTGATCGTGCGTTTGAAGAAGAAGTGATGCTTGGTGGTTTCGCCAACGCTAGTGTAAAACCTGAGGGTCAAGGCGTAAGCTACGACGATGCTCAAGAAACTTACACTTCTAGGTACACCAACGAGACTGTCGCTTTAGCTTTCTCATTAACTGAAGAAGCCGTAGAGGATAATCTCTATGACAAAATCAGCACTCGATATACAAAAGCATTGGCTAGATCAATGGCTAACACTAAACAGGTGAAAGGTTCAAATGTATTGAATAATTCAACTACATCTGGATACACTGGTGGTGATGGGGTAGTTTTACTATCTGCATCCCATCCAACTCTTAGTGGAAACCAAACAAATCTATTAGGCACTGCTGCTGATC